CACCTTCACCTGCATAAACAACAGCAGACTCAGCTTCGATGAAACGAACTTCATGCATCTGTCCAACTTCACCTTCAGCAATATTAGCTGCAGAAGCATACTTATGAACTGGAGTATATACGAACTCGGTAGAGTAAGTAGAACCACGAACAAGAGTCTCTAAGTCAGCTTTAACATCAGCACCAATAACAGCGTAGTATGATTTAGCTACTGTCTTAGTGTCAATTTTAACATCACCATCTACGATAGTAGTGTTCTTCTTAGCACGGTTACGTAGCAACTTACGTGAAGCACGACGAATCATGTCATAAGATACTCTAGCTTCTGAATCATCAGAACCATCAGCCTGTGTAGCACCAATCTCGGCAATATCAGTAGCTGAACCAGAATAGATAACAGTACTAGTACCAAGCATATCTAACTGAATCAAATCTTCATAACGAGAGTTAGCTAATTCACCAAGCTCTTCACGGTAGCGAACCTGAATTGCATCTTCCGAAAACAAATCAACTTCATCAGTGTAGTCAATCATCTCACCATAACGAGCAACAGCTGTATCAACAGTAACTTTAGTAAGCGTACGCTTGTTAGTTGCACCAGCACCCTCAGCAAGAGCAGCATTAGTCAATGCAGCAGATACGTCAGCAGCAGTACGTGCAGTCATGTAACCTTTAGCAGCGAAATCCGCATCACCAAGAGCACGGTCATACATATGTAAGAACTTAGAAATCTTGAAAGTCTTACCCATTTTTTTCTTTATATTCACTAATGCTCACTACTTCATTAGCCGTTCTCTTATGAACTGCTGCATATCACTATGCAGAATAGACTATATCATCATCCTTAGTTTGCTTCTAAGGAGCTGGGCGCTTCCACTCGTTTGAGTGTACTTCCTTTCGGAATAGTCGTTGCACCTTACTTGCCATGTCTTTTTGTATAACCATTATCAGAAGCTAATTTATTAAGTTCTTCCATAAGAACCACCGCTTCTTCTAATAATTTAGCAGACCCTCCGTACTTTCGTACACCATCTATATACTTTCTTACTATATAGCAGTCTGCTTTGCTATTCCAGCTTATACCAGTAAATCCTGAAGTATTGTTTTTATGTTTACATTTATTTCTGCTATTCAAAGCATATGAAATTACTCGTAAATTACTTCTAGTATTATTTGTAGGGTTTCCATCAATATGGTCTACTACAAAATCTTCTGGTATATCTATTCCTCTTAGAAGAGTGACTAGGTGAGCCATTTGTATGGTCTCTCTAGTTCTTGGTATATGTACTCCTAGGTATCCTAGTTTGTGCATTTTATACCCTTCAACAGTATCATGCTGTTTGAAGCTACCTCTCCAACCATCTTTTCTTCTTCTGACTGTAACATCATCTGAATCTAGATAGAACTCTTCTAGAAGTTTTTCTTTGTATTTGTTTACTGTTAACATTATTACTACCTTTTCCGTTAAGAAAGGCATTATAACTTAACAATAAGACTTTGGCAAGTCTTGGCTCAGGATTGTCTTACTAATCGGGAAGTAAGTAAGAGGTTCCCTGAGTTCACCCAGTTTTCTTATAGAATCTCTTCTATAAGGCCCCAAATTAAGGCATCGACTTACGGTCAGCGAACTGTCCGTAAACGTTAACACGGTTAGCTGCTTTAATACCAGCTCGGTCATAATAGTGAACAACGGTATTAGCACCTGCGGTGCTATTTAAACCTGTTCCATAAACATTTGTAGCCATAACAATAATCCTTTTAGTTAGTTATGTAGTCGGACCAATATTAGTCCATAGCCTTATCATACCACTCTTGAAATTCTTCATCGGAGGCATCTAAGTAGTCGACTATTCCACGATTACTAACTTTTCCTGAGGACGGTACAGCAGCTTTACGTTTAGCTGATGCATCTGCGGTAGCTGCTCTTTTAGCTTGACTAGCCTTAACTTGTGATAACTTATCTTGTTCCACTTGTTGTTTAGCTTGTGCGGCTTCTCTAGCAGCTGACTGTTGACTACGTCGAGCTTGTTCAGCTTCTTGTTGTTCAACCTGTCCAAAGTACTGTTTAGCAGCGCTTTTATAATAATCTAAGTCTGATTCTTTACCACCATCGTAAACTTTTAGCTTTTCGGCCATTGGTTGTATCTTATCGTACATACCACTTTTAACGTCTACGTGGAGCAACTTAATCGTTTCTGGGTTTTGGGACATTTCACCCCAAGATTTGTTATCCCAGTCTTTAGTCAAGATATTATGAGTCTTTTCGTATTCAGAGTCCCTGCTAATATCATCAACGATATCTTTAATAGCAAGGGCATTTTCATCCCGACCATAATCCTTAGCGACATAGGTACTATTCTCTAAATCTAAATCAAGAGCGTCAACGCCTGTTTGTTTTAGTAATTCAGCAATAGCTTCTTTATCACCCTTCCGAGCATCAATAAATAAACTTAAGTCTTCATGTGTAAGTTTAGCTTCTTCCAGTGCATCAATAGTTTTACGCCACGGTTTAATCGTTTGCAACTTCTTTGTATAGTCCATTGCCTGACCAAACATAGAAGGGAACTTATCCTTAATCTCACTTTCTGTAAACTCGTACTCTTTACCGTTAGCCTTAAACTTGTAAGTCTGCTCGGGTTGTACCTCATCTTCAGCTTCTTCGTCATCTTCAGTAGTTACATCTTCATCTACTTCGGTCTCCCCGTCAGGAGTCTCCTTAGCAGTTTCATCTACGTTCTCTTCAGAGTCTTCTTCTGCATTACCTTCAGTACTAGCATCATAATCATCGGAATCCTGGTCATCGACTACAGGTTGTTCTGGATTATTGGTTGAATCTTCTTCATCTTCTTCAATATCAGCAAAATCTTCTGTTTCACCAGAGTCATTCTGAACATCTTCAGAAGCGTAATCTTCTTCATACTGTGTGTCTTCTGTACCTTCAGAGGCTTTAGCTTCTTTAAAAGCTGCCTCTAACTCGTCATCTGACATATCATATAGTTCGCTCATACCCTACTCCCCTAAGACTCATCTTCGTCATATTCAGGAATAGAGCCTAAATTTTGTATCATAATAAAGTGGTCTTGTAAGTGACTGATAGCTACTAACGATTCCATAATCTCACCACGTTTACCGCTTTTGATTACTGAGTCATGTGCTAACATACTTACACCATCTACTGCCTTATCCTTAAAGTACCCTTCTAAAATAAGGTCTTTAAAATCATCATTTTGATGTAGTCTTTCGAGCCTTTCCCATTTTTTTGTCCAGTATGAGTTTTCTGCTTCTAGTAGTTGTTCATCAGTTGAGTGGTTAATCATTTATGATTCCTTCAATTATTGATATTGTTAAAGTTAATATAAATTAGCAGTATTGCTAATACCCAGTATTATAGTACTTACATTGTTAAATGTAAACCCTACTTACTGCATTTTTTCTTTTTCTTCTTGACTTTCTTTTTAGGCTTGTCTAGAGCACCTGCATAATAGTGTTTAGTATTTTGTCCTTCTCCACTACCGTAGGTGTTAGTTACTCCAGCCAAATTAGCCGCTAGTCCTTCCATAATCAGTACTCCTCACCATTTTTCACGATTACTCCAATATGCAGCACTAGCTAGTCCTTTATCTATATTCTTTTTATGTCTGGCTTTAAATGACTTTCTGCGTTTTTTGCTAGCTTCTGACTCACCATCTTTTTTAGGAGAACCGCTTACGCCTTGCTGACCAAATCTAATTATCTTTTTCTTTCCATCATAGCAAGCTTTAACTACGTGACTCTTAGTTTTATGACTAGGAGTCTTTTTAGGTTTGTTACATGCTAGTGACTCTGCTAAACCTTTTGCCACAACTACATCCCTGCAGACATAGCTAATCCAGACTCAGTTGCAGCAGGAGCTTGCCTTTGCTGTGCCATAACCATCTGTATAGCTTGCTTAACAATCTCCATAGGAACACCTTGTTTAAGTAATTCTTCTGGGTCAACGCCTTGCATAAGCAGTTGAACTACTTGTTGTAACATAGCTTCCATATCACCACCTTGTTGCTGTGGCTGACCCATTTGTGGCTGACCACCTTGTTGTGCTGCTAATCCTTGTTCCATCATAACTGTCTACCTTTATCTTCATTAATGTAATTTTGTGTAGCAGCCGCTCTAGCTGCCATACCTTCCTCGTAACCTGCTAGTCTACTAGGATTAGCCTGTATCTGATATGGAGTAGCTACTGGTTGTGACTGTCTTGCAAACATACCATACAACCCACTGACTGCCTTTTCCCTAAATCGTAGTTCTGAGGCAGCTTTTTGTTTTTCGGTAATTTTATCTAATATACTCATTAAGAAACCACTCCTATCTGCTCATTTTTACCACCATACTTAACCTGGAATGCAGCTAAGTCTAAAGCAGTAAGTCGTTTAGTTTCTTCAAGCTCCATTTTGTTTCTATGGTCAATCTCTTCGTCTTCTTTCAAGAACTTCAAATCTAGCATATCAGCATCACTACCGTACTTTCTTGCTTTAGCTTGCTCAACGGCAGCCTTAGCTAATTTAAGGTCTCTATCAACTTCATTCTCACCAGCTCTTGCATACTTATCAGCAATATCAGCTTCAATTTTTTTATTCTCTAATACCAGTCTTTGCAACTCTAATTGTTTCAATTGCTCTTGCATTGGGTCAGGTTGTGGCTGATATTCTCTAATACGTTTAGCTTGCTCTGGCATTCTCATTAATTCCATAATATCTGCCATAATAGTTCTACGGATGGCAGGGTCTTCATTAGGTCCCAATGTCTGCAATAAGAAACTCAATTCTTGGCTTTTGGCAGCATTATCTTCAGCGGTACTAATACTTATATCTAAATCAACTCTACCCTCTAAGTCATCCTTACGAACTGGAACATACTGTTCATTAGTTACACGAACAACTTCTTCCTCTTCTAGAAACTCTGCATTGTAAGACATCCACTTACGAATCAATGGTTTAACTAAGTTCTCTGCAATATTACGAACAATGTTCATACGTCTTGTAGCTGTAGAATCTAAAGCTCCACGAGCACCAGTAGCAGTTTGGCCTAAACTTCCGCCATTAATTCCGCCACTAAATGACTTAGTTCCAGTAATACTTTCAATCTCGTTATTCATAAGGCCAATCATGTCGAACGCACTGCCTGGAATCTGGTTGTAACTACCTTGCCAGAAGTCATTAGGCGAGCCATTAAACTCAAAGTTATTACCAGCTAGAAACTTCTTCCTATTAATTGGGTCTAGTGCCCCTTTACGTAGAGCTACCTGACCATTAGTACTTTGTGTCATATTATCAATAATACCACGAATAATAGCCGTCTTAACTATTTGGTTATCTCCTACTAATTCTGCATTAGACTCGCCATGCATCTTAAACGGAATACTGTTAAATGGTGTCACAACGAAGGGTGGCTTTCCATCTGGATACGGGTTACCCTGCAATCTAATAATAACATCATTAACCCAAGTACAAACGATAGGTTCTGCAATACCATCACCATCTACATCGTAGTTACCCCAATACTCATACACAAGAAACTTCTTACGAGCCTTATCAGCAAACTTAAAGTAAGTTCTATCTTGTGGTACATAATCTGTATCATGGTCTGGAATATCAGCACCTTCTAGCTTATCTAACTCTTTATACCTACCGTCTGACTTCAGCGTAGACAGATCACTTTCGTATCTATGTATAACAAACTGTGCATTATCAATAATGTCTTGGCATGTAGGGTCTAAGTAAATGTCTTCATTACGACATACTAATGCGGTAGGCTGGTTTCTAGTTACTATAGTTTCTTCTACTTCTTTCTGAGTAACATACTCATTACCAAACATGTCTACTTCTACGACATCTGTCATAGTATTAACTTTCTTCTCTTGGTAATCCCAACCAGTCTTTACAACTACAGTACCTTCACCGTCCAGTATTTTCACAGCTTTAGTCATAAAGTTAAATCTATCAAACTTTCTACAGAACTGCATATTCAACAGAAGCTCATTCTGCTTCGATGCTGCAACATCCTCATAAGTAATAGGACTACACTTAATAAGGTCAGGAGTACTAACAAATGGCTCTACAATACTTGGGTGTTGCCACTCACTTTGCTTCTTAATATCTCTAGAAACAATGGCAGACCTACCCTTCTTTTCATTGCCGTATGGCTCGCCATTAGCTTCTGCTCTCCAAGTCTGTATTCTTCCATCTTGCTCACGCTTAAGAATCTCAGAACTTTTCAAGTCAGCTTTAAGGGCACTCAGTATCTCTGCTCTTTTAATTTTCATTGTCACACTCGTAGTTATTTTTACACATTATACTAATATACATTACTATTTACAACTTTTAGGTCTGTAAACTTGAAAATACTCGGGAGGCACTTGTTTACTTATTGATTTAAAGTGATTTACCCTATATGTAACTGTTGCTTTATACACGTATAGACCATCATTAAGAAACTTTGGGGTATTTATATAAAATACTACATTTTTACAAGAACTTGTTGTTGTCGTGAACTGTCCATCCTCCACACCAATAGTAGGAGAGTCTGCTCCAGAACCTATAAAAGAAAACGTCCTTTTTACAAGCATAGTTACAGGCTTAGAAGAACACAAAGTCCTATTTAAGATTATAGGGTCTCCACATTTTACAATTTGTGGAGAGTCTTTATTATTGGCTACCTCAACAAAAAATGGGTCTTTTTCAAGTTGTGCTATACCGACCACACTAAAAAATATTACTAGGCAGACAACAAATGTCTTCATAGGAGTTATAATATACTTTATCATTTAACAGCCTTAATAGTAACACTAGCCTTTTCTAACGCACCGATAGTAGGACTTAATCCAGCAGTAGATATAGAAACAATAATTGCCACAGCAGCTAAGCTCGCTACCCACAGAATTCTATTAGTTGCTTTATCTTGTTTTTCGGAAGTACTTTTAAGTGTGTCTGACAACGATTCAAGGTTACTGTTAAGAACTTTTGAACCGTTTCTCATCTCAGCACCTAAATCCGCTATACGTCTGTCTACAGTCGCCTCTAGTTTAACATTAGACTCTCTCAGCTGATTTATAGAATCTCTGCTTTCTTCCCTATGCATCTGCAGCTCACGCTCTAAGAACACCTGCTTACCAGACAAACTAGCATGCTTAATTTTCAAGTCTGTTATTTCTTCATTCACGATTAACTACCTTTCGGTTCTCTATTACATAATTCTGGCATAGCTTTAGCAACCTTATTGCTCTATCACCTTTAGAAGTGAGTTCGGTGAGTCTCCTAACAACTTCTGAGTCAAGTTCGGTTCCATTTTCTGCATGAACAGCGCACTTGGCTGACTCATTTTTGGACAAGCTGGTTTTGGGTTTGATGTACACCCTGACACGCTCAGTCCTAACATTCCCAACAAGAGTATCAATCCTATCTTCATAAGCAAATTCCTTATCTATGTATTCTTCTTCTTTCTTACTAAGAGCTGCAGATAACTTACTGCTGTCAGCTACTACTTTTTCTAACTCTTTTGCGTATTTAGCGGACACTTCAAGCCTAGCATCGTGACCACCTTTTATATATACACCAGTAATAACACTAGCCATAACAGCTACTACAGCAATATACTTAATCATTTCTTATCCATAACATTAGCAGCACCATACAACCCAAGAATGGCGCTTATAGCAGCAACAAACTCTCCACCACTAATAAACCCCATATACATACCTACTCCTGCCATCAGCAATGAACTAGTGGCCAAGGCAAATTTTCTACTTCTGTACTTATCATCCATTAGCTATTGTCCCATCGAGCTTCTGTATTACGGCTATCTACATGGGTGAAAGTTTTATATCTACCGATACCCAACTTACCTTTATACTGCTT